TCAAGGTATAGTTAACTTAAAGATAACATAGGGTTAGCACCTAATGATTAATGATATTGATATAACCAATAATAGATAACTATAAGTTAAGACAGAGGGAGGTGATAGTTAACTATGGATTTTATATTAGGAGTGATCATTGGAGGTATCTCCGGTGTTGGCATATGTGAACTTATTAAATGGTTCCTGTATAAAACAATTGATTGTGGTGATTGTATATTCATTGAATTTGAGGAAGAGGAGGAAGATGACTAAACCTGATTGGTGGGATGTGTCAGTGAGACTCCGGGACATGATGTTAGATCCTGATAATAAGATCTATGGATTCATGTGGTATGCCCAAGGTGGTCATTGGAATATAATGCTCTGTCGTATAGACACAGTAACAGATGGAATGAAAGAAGGAGAATTTAATTATGGCTCATAGAATATCCATGGTAGACTTTAAGTTAACTCAAATGGGAACATTCCTGGCTAACTATCCTCAAGGAGATTCAATGATCCGGGTTCATCTGATCAACGAATATCTCAAGACCAGATCCTGGGATATCAGAAATGGACTTCTGTTCACTATTGGAAATCTAATCTGAAACGATTCATAGAAACCTATAAATTACTAAACGATCTTATCGTAGGCTGGACTTTCTCTTGTTTAGGTGTATGTTAGTATACCTTGATTAGAGATCGTCCAACCTCGAAGCTCTCAGGGAGTTTGCCTTATGGTTAGCTTGAGGGTTAACTTGAAGCCAAAGCATTTTTAATACAATTTTGTGAAGCACCTTCTAATACGTGAGGGGCGAGAGTTCCCCCCTTCGGTTCTCAGTAGTCAGGATTCAACCGAGACCAATGGTTTGCCTGGGTACTCAGGACTTCATAGCTGCGCGCCGGGTGACACATAAGGCCCGATCTCACTGATACTGTGAGCTAACATGCTGGTATGATTGACAGGTCAAGCGATTTGATATCCGATGTTCGCGTTGAGTACTGCATGGGTGTACAGTATGTGAACAGTGAGGTGTACAGTTGGTTAACAGGTAGGGTGTTCAGTTTCTTTACATGCATGAGGTAGGATCTGTATGTTTTCCTGAATGGAGTTAACCAGTAAGCTACCTTGTAAGTCGGCCAGGGAGCTGACCATAAGCTGACCTGGGTATAGATGGAATTTATTCTAAATTCTTACAACATGCAAGTAGGCATACTGAGTAGGCTATATCATGTTAACCCTGTGTTATCATTGCTATTAAGTACTCTATGATTGATGCACTTTCGTATCAAGATACACTTGTGTCTTTATTCTAATGTTTACAACATGTTACGGCAATGTGATTTTAATTTGCTCATACTTTCAAGCATTTACGAATTATGATACGTTAGTGTATCTTGAACCACTTGTGTATCACTATTTTGCCGTTATTTGTCAATTTTAGTGTCGTATTTTGTTAGTTTATTGACTATTTAGCATGCGCACGTGATCACTAATATCTTTTTCATTTTCTTTTCGAATCGTTTTAACTTCAAGTTATCATTAAGTTTTCTTATTGTTCTCATTTATGTTATTTGTCTTGTTTCTGCAATTTATTCCAAAGTTGGCACAAGTTCTGCAATAGCGTTTGGCAAGTTTGAAAGTTCTTTGACAATTTGCCAAGCATCACCGCAATCCGACAAAATACCTTACTGCGCAACTACTCACACAGGGTAGGGAGTAAGCCGTAAAACATACAGGTAGGGTAGAGTCAACCGGCTAAAACGAAGTGTGAGACATCCAAGTGACTCACTGTGATGTTTGATAGTAAATAACTTGATGGTTTATCAAGTGCTTATATACATGAGAATGAGCAAGGTTATGACATATAGGCAACTATAAGCAATCAAGCTTAAATAAATAACTAAAACACGAAGGGAGGCAGAACCAATGAAAAAACTTACAAGTGCAAGAAAAACAGCAAGTTATCTTAAATCTTACAATGGGGTAGGGAATCGAAGATTCTTAGAGTGTTATATAGGCAATCATAAACTGGGTAATGATATACTGGTACTCAATATGGGGAGTGCTACTGACTGTCCAAGTAAAGCCATGGGTATGTGCACGCTATGTCAAGGGGATAAAGACGACTGTTATGCACTGATTGAGGAAATTAGATATCCAGCAGTAAAACCATATCGTGACAGACAACAGGACTATTGGCTAAGTCATACAGGAGAAGAGATTAGCTGGGATATAATCCACCTGCTCCTAACTAAAACCACTAAAACAACCATGGGAGAAAGCCGGTCAGTTATCGAGACAATACGGTGGTTTCGGTTTAACGAAGCTGGGGATTTCTGGTCACAAGCTTGTGTCGAAAAACTCGACATTATCTCAAAACGTCTCATGGCATATGGTATCAAGACATATGGGTACACTGCGAGGGCTGACTTAGACTTCAGCGGGGTATCATTTTGCTGTAAAGGTTCCGGTCATGAGAATGGGAACAACGGTGTAACCATAGTAAGAAAGGCAAGAGATATTGAAGCAAATTACAAGGGCAACACGTATACCGAGGATGGTACGAAATATAAGATCTGTGTAGGCAATTGTCGTAAATGTGCATATTGTAAGAAATTCAACGGCTTGAATGTTGTTTTCGCACTGCACGGTAAAAAGCAAAAAGCATTCACACGTAAATCAAAATAATCAATCACACTATGGGGATATTACTATGAAAATGACACAAGAAGACTTTACAGGACTTGAAAAGGCTATTGAATGCAGATTTAAAAATCACAGACACACAGATGACAAACAAACGCTGATAAATTACTATAAACACAGGGGTTTATCAAAAACACGGTTTGCCTGGGATTTATTCTTTAATGTCACTGATAGGGTATTAATAAATAAGCTCTATGGCTACTTACATGCTGATCATATCCAAACAGCATTATTTAAAATTATTGGTAAATACTAACAATATCATAACTGAGGGGAGTAACAAACATGAAATTTTGGCGAACAAGAAGACAAGCAGATTATAACAAATACGTTTATAACCGGGTAGTTGAACTGGCTGGTAATGGTGGGAAAATTGACTGGAATATCGTGATCTTTCTATTTCACAATAACACCGACAAAGACACAACTGTACGTTCTGTACTGGACGAACAGGTCAGGCTGGGGATAATTAAGCAATATAAACCACTATTTAGCTAACTAAGGAGTTAACCACATGAAAACATTGGTCTTTCTTTGTGTTACCATAAGCGCAGCCTGGGTATTGCCTGAAGTTTACTTCATTCACGTAATGTTTAATCGAATTATATCACAACTATAGGGGAGATAACACTATGAATCATTATATGCTTATTCATAATAATAAATACGGTACTGATACTTATCCTTTTAAGTCAAGCAAGGGTTTCCATAGGTTACCCTCATATCAAGAAATAGCAGAAAAACTGGCTTTGCCTTATGAACCAGAGAAGGGCGAATATTTAGACCTGTTCCAGCTAAATCTTGAGACAATACCTGAAATTTAACGATTTATCAACTGCCGGTTAATTTGAGGGTTGACCGGCGGCTATAAGTTGTTAACTTTTAACCTAAAACGGAGGATAACATCATGAAATTAAAAGAGAAAAAAGAGTTCTGGAATGCTATCAAAACGGGTGAGTTTGCTAATATGGTTCAAGAGACAGCCAAAGGCCAAGCACTGAATAATGGGGGAGAAGTCTACAACTTACTCAAACCACTAATGGCTAATGATCCTAATGTCGAACAAGCTTGGTTTATCTTCCTGGATGCCAAAAACAAGGTCATTCAAGTCAAGAAAATGTTTACTGGTAGTGTAACAAGTTCGGCCATTTATCCAAGGGAAGTTATCAAGGAATGTCTCAAAGTAGGCGCTGCTGCTCTAATCATGTCTCATAATCATCCGTCAGGTGATTCAGAACCAAGTCCAGAAGATTATACAATCACGTTTCAAATGATTATTGCTTGTAAAACTATGGGGATAACTCTGCATGAACATATGGTAATCGGTGATTGTTATTACAGTATGGCTGATTGTGGATATATTACTAAATTTAATCGTAAATATAACGAGTTAACAATGGGGTAACATCATGTCAAAACAGAGAGATAAGAATATTAGAAATCGTTACAAGGATGTGAAAGTCTACGAATCAGACGAGGTATTTGTCAATAATTACATAGTGATCATAGGTAAAAGAATTTACGAAATAAGTGGTGATGGTTACTCTATGTATTATGGGAACAGGATCAACCGACGCTTTCTTGATCAAAAGTGCCGGTTGATCCCATTGGATAGTGTTCCGGTTAGAGTTAAAAACAGATCGTTAACATCATACAAATATTGAAAGGATAACATTATGAAAACAATACATAATATCAACATTGGTGATTATATAAAACAAAAATCATCGTCTTTTCAAGTTGGCTTCATTGACGGGCTTTTTGGTGTCCTACCAAATTCACAATTTCGTGATAGTGAAGCATATGACTGTGGGTATGCAGACGGTGCACAGTATAAATCAGAGTTACGCGGAACAGCACATTGTTGCTTAATAAGAAAACTAAGGAGATAACACAATGAAATGCAAAATTTGCGGAACAAGATTAGACATTTATGGGAAAGTGCTGTTGATCAAAAATGGTACCAAAATCATCCAATGTCTTAGGTGTGGATATGAGACAATCATAAGAAAATAAGGGGGTTAACTCAATGAAGACTCGATATAGAATTGAAGTTAAACTACCAGGAGCAAAAACCTGGATAGATATTATAGACTCTTATGAGTTTATGACAATGGCATGCTTGGATATGATCATGTTCAAGGCAGCATATCCTGAGAATGAGTATAAAATTAGGCCAGCTTATTAAGGCAATCTAAGGTGCTGAAGGGAAGTTTTCTTTTCAATCCTTGAATGGCTTTAATAATAAATTAAAAGGGGGTGAAATCATTATAAGATTAATCGATCAAAAGATTCAGATGTACAAGGATGCCTTGGAAGCATGTGGACGTAAACGGGCATCAGGTCTGGATGTGGGTGATGATACCCGGTGGTTGAATATGAGGCTAAAGCAATTGAAACGAGAGAAGAAACAATACTAAAACTGTCACTAAATTGACAAAATAGAGGAGAAAATGATCATGAATATTAAATTTTATGTTGACCGCTATGTATCAAAGCATGGGTGGGTACGGGTAACTTCGGGTCTGGACAGAATGGAAATTGCTGAAAACATGAAGAAAACTCTTGCTGACCGATATCAAGAAGACATGGAGAACTTTTCCATCTGTGTCGTTGGCATGTAATATGCTTTAAGGTTTTTCTTATGCTTAAATAGTTTGACAAGTGTGATTGATATCAGATATATAATAACTTCCACAGAGAGGAGGCCATCTATGGGTGATCAGATTGGTTTTAAATATTCGTATCGTTGAGTGTGTGATCTACAAACGAAAGGAGGCTATTATTATGTATCGAATTATTGAATTTATTATCTGAAGGACTGGGCTAAAAATCTGCGAGATACGCAGGGAAGTTTAGGTGCAAATGTCTATTATTATTAATACCAGTGAAGTTGAGCTTGAGATATATGAAGATGGTGATATCTTCATCGATGACAAGGAATCCATGAAGGATTTATTCATAATTCACTCTGAGTTATCAGAGGAGGATCGGAGGATGATATGCAAGGCATCAGACGCTTTAAACGTGGTCTTGGAGTACTTCAAAAGGAGGCAAAAGGGGATATAAAAATTCAACATATGTTTATTCTTATTGAGTTAGCATTAAGTTCACCCGATCCGATGACATATGCTGAAATCCAGAAACGATGCAAGATGACCAAGGCCAGTGTTAGTCGGAATATGAAGCTCTTAGGTGAATTACAGGTCAAAGGGAAGTCTGGACAGTGGGAGAATCAAGGTTTGAATTTGGTTACTGTTAGGATGAATCCATATAACACCCGTGAACTTATTGCGGAACTGAGTCTGAAGGGTGTTGCGGTTATGGTAAAGGTAAATGATACTATTGATAGTTGAAGGAGAATAATATGAAACTTTTTAGAAATCAGAAGGGTGCCATGACCGTTGGCATGGTAGTTTGGATGTTGCTTGCAACTTTTGTCTTTGTTGCTCCAGCTATTAAAAACCACAATTCAGATAATCCAGTGGACTTGCAACAAAAACATAAGATCGTTGCAGTTGATCCAGGTTGTTCACATTGTGTTAGACCATAATTAAGACCGTCAGTGGGTTATAGGGTGACTTATAGCTCACGAGTGGTTTTGATTGAACTATAAGAAAGGGGGTGATATTTAGATGGGATTTTGGAAAGATATAAAAATACCATGCTTGGTCTGGATAGGGGTATGTACGGGTTTTTGGTCACTGTTTCTTTTACTTTATTAAGTGTGTGGGAGAATTAACCATGGATGATTTCTATAAAAATCTTGCTGAAAGGTTAGGGTTCGGTAGAATAGACCGGGCTAAAAGATTGTGGTACTGTTTTTGTTATGGCGGTACTGGAATTAATCCTAATGAATTGACTATTTTAAATGAATTTAAGGGGGTTATGTATGGCTTACAGAAAAAAGATTGGAAGTAAGCTGTCAACTTACTATTATGTTGACATATGGGCTGGGGATAAGGGTTCCCCAGGTGCCATCCACATTAATCGCTCAACTAAAACGTCTGACCACCAGGAAGCATGCAGGATCGAAGAGCAATGGAGAATTGAAGCCGAAGAACAGTATCTCCAGAATGAGGTTATCTCTTCAGATACCATAAGTATGACTTTGAGTCAGGCACTGAAACATGTCCATAATGATCGCTGGCAGCATAACCGGACAGGTGACAAGCCGGTTCAGCATATCGAGAAGGTTATTGAGTTGACCGGGGATATATCGATTTCAGAGTTTTCCGGGAAGAAGGGTGCTATTCGTATCAATAACCTGAGAAACACTTTACTTGGTATGGACAACAATAAGGGTAGGGTGATCGGTAAAGAAACAGTGGATAGATATATGACCTCTGTTAAGACTCTACTGTTTGATGTTCGAGAGGATTTTCATCTTCATGATGAACTGCATATCCCCAGGATCAAGATGTACAACGTCAAGAACGCGCGGTCACGGACTCTAAGCTATGATGAAGAAGTCAAGCTGTTCAAAGCCATAACTAAATCTGATCCAACCTTTGCCGGGTTGTGTCGGCTACTGCTGGATACTGGATTACGTTTATCCGAAGCATTAAAGATGGAATTTGATAAACACATCTTTCTTGATCAAAAACGAATTACGATCACGCCTGACCTTTCGAAATCTAAAAAGGTAAAGTCAGTACCCATGACCCGGACTGTATTTGAGATATTGAGGAAGAGAAGACTCATGGGTAACTCCAGACCATTCCCATTTAGAGCAGACGTATGTGGACATAAGTTTGCTAAATTCCGGAAACAGATTGGCTTTGGTGATCAAAAGGAATTCGTTATCCATATGTTTCGACATACCTGTACAACCAGATTATTGCAGCAGGGTGTGGAAAAACCTATTGTACAAGCATGGTTAGGGCATTCGGATGCCAAGATGACAACTCATTATGCTCATCTCGTTGTTGAGGATATGAGGGCTGGTGCTGACCTATTAGATAAACTGAGTACAAGTATCAGTGATAGTTATATGAGTATCAGTGCAGATTTACCGGAACAAGTTACACAGATGCAACCACAGCAGATTTAATTAAATTTAAGTGCTTGAGATGATAACATTAAGTGAACTTTTGAGTATCAGTTGTGAGATCAAAGAAAATTATCAAGCGATTTCTTATCTAATTACATAAAAGTTCCTTCCTGTTGCATTTCAAGCACTTATCCTCACAAAAATCAGCTGTATCAGTCAGGGTATCAGTCTTACAACACCTCTCTTAAGAGAAAACATAAACAAAACGGTTTTAGCCGTGAAAGGTGGTCAATTGACTCAGATAGGAGTTAATAAGTTTAACCGTCAATGTGCTTTAGAAATGGAAGGGTTTGCTTTGGGAATAGATCGTTATCTTAATGTTATGAGAAAGATCCAAAATGATGCAGAAAAAGATAACACAATCTTAACACCTGAGCAAAGACTTATGAATGGCTACATTTCAACTGCTGCTCTTATGTTAAAAAAAAAAATCATTAAAAAACAGAAGGGTAATAAATTATTTCACGAGATAAAATCCTTTTATAAAAATTATGATCCTACACGGTTAGTATTTATTACCATTCGATATTGTCTCAACTGTGATCCTAAAAATAATGCTCTTGTTGGCCTTTGTGTTGGTTTAGGTAAACATATTGAAAAAGACTATGAATACCTTAAGTTACAAGAGATAGCTCCAGGTTACCTCACAGAGGTCGAGAGAAATCTCAGAAGTTCACATATCAAACATCGGCAAAAGGTTCTTGATCACGTTATAAATAAGGTTAAGTATGAGGATGAGAATGGTGAGGTTATTCAAGGAATCAGACATTTAAACTGGTCAGATGAGAAACGTTTTCATTACGGCAAGTTCCTGATTGAATGTTTGACTGAAGTTAAACCAAAATTTTTTAACATTACTCATCAAACTAAAATGAAACGTATCAGCAACGCAAAATATGGGTTTGCTGGTCAGGCTAAATTTCTGGTCTTTGAGAAGACTGATGAGTTGATTGACCTACTTCATAAGGCTCATGGTGAGTTGTGTATTATGGCACCTTTGGTCTATCCTTTTATTGTTGTGCCAAAAGAGTGGACATCAGCTTATGGTGGTGGGTTTCATACTCAATATAAATCTCTCAGAACGAAGATCCTCCGTACCAGGAATAAGAAGGCCATTAAGATTGCATCAGTTCACGGTATTGATGACATTCTTTCTACCTTAAATATCATCCAGAAGACAAAATGGAGAATCAATAAGAGAGTCCTCAAAGTCATGGATGATTGTAACAATATTGGTAAAGGTTATGGTGGTCTTCCGGTATGGGAAGATGAAGACATTGAGATTGATGGTAAGTTTCCATTGAAGGAACAGGTTAAGGATCATTGGAAAGATGATGACTTTGCTGAGTTAAAAAAGGCTAAGGATGAAGAAGTCCTTGAATGGCTGGCTGTCAAGGCAATAGCTCACGACATGTTCAACCGAGCAAGATCCAAACGGGAATCCTTACTATGGAAACTCAGAGTTGCCAATAAATTTAAAGACGAACCTGAGCTTTATTTCACTTGGAATTGTGATTATCGTGGACGTATCTATTGTTATCAACCTTATATTAATCCGCAGATGGATGATTCCGGAAAGGCTCTGATCGAGTTCGCTGAGGGGAAAACTTTAGGTAAACATGGGTTGAAACATTTATGTATCCATGGGGCTAACGTATTTGGTTTTGATAAGGCACCTTTGGAAGACCGCGTTCAGTGGGTCAAGGATCACGAAATGGAGATTCTTAATTCTGCTGATAATTCAATTGATGGTATGGGTTTCTGGATGGATGCTGATAAGCCTTTCAATTTTTTGGCATTCTGTTACGAATATGCTGACTTCAGGAGGAATCCTGATAGCTTTAAAAGCCATCTGCCAGTACAACAAGATGGTACCTGTTCCGGGCTGCAACATTACTCTGCCCTACTCCGGGATAGTATTGGTGGGAAGGTTGTTAACCTGACTGCGGCCTTGGAGAAAGCTGATGTCTATGGTGAGGTTGCTAAAATTGTTAACGAAATGTTGATGGATGATATATTAAAAGGAGGCACAAATGCGCAATTAGCAAAAGCATGGAAGGATATCGGTGTGGATCGGAAGATATGTAAGCGTAATGTAATGACATTTTGTTATGGTGCTACTCGAACAGGGTTTACTTCTCAATTGATCGAACATGTTCTGAAAGAAGGACTTAAATTCTCAGGCAAGGTGAAGACATTCAAGGCGTGTAATTACCTTGGCGGTTTAAATTGGTTAGCAATTGAGAAGACTCTTGTTAAGTCCGTGGAAGCAATGGAGTTTCTCCAGAAGACCGCATTCCTTATGGGTAAAGCTAATCTGGATCTTTGCTGGAATAGTCAGATTGATCTTAGGGTCAATCAGGATTACATGAAAACTGAGAGTAAACAAATGGATACTTATTGGGGTAGTGTTCGTATTAGACCAAGGTTTGCTCACAATAAACCAAAAGAGAAAAACGCTGTTGGTTCCCGAAATGGTATCGCACCCAACTTTATTCACTCGATGGATGCCAGTCATTTGATGCTCACTGCACTTAAATGTTACGAGAAGGGCATAACTGCGTTCTCATTTATTCACGATTCTTTTGGCACTCACGCTGGAGATATGGAAACTATGTCACAGATTCTTAGGGAGACATTTAATGAAATGTACTCTGAGGATCTATTGGCTAAATTTGTTGATGATATCCGTACACAGATACCGCCAGAATTAGGTGAAGATTTTGAGAAGATCGTCACAGAGTATAAGCCAGAGATGGGTTCACTGGATGTCAAGTGTGTCTTGGCATCCCCATATTTTTTCTCTTGATCGTCTCACTTGTGGAACAGTTAACATTAATGAAAGGAGGTAGTTATGGCGTTTTATGATCACGAGCTGGAGTGCTGGGTTGACTCATACGAGATTATGCTTTGCCCGGATAGCCGGGTTGACATTGATGTTGACCAAATCTTGTTCTCAGATAACCAGGAAGATGCTCTCAATGACCTCATCGATTACAAATATATGGAGGATTTCTGATGATAGTAAAGCGAAGATGTAACAACTGTGAATATGGTCAATGGGATAGTAGAGAAATGTTGAAGTGCAAAGGTTGTATCAACTTTAAAAACTATAAACCAATTAAGAAAGAGGAGAACAAATAGTATGGCTAAGGAGAAGAAGAAATCACCAATCACACCAGCAAGACCTTGTATTTATGCATTCTTGAAGCAACCGGATACCCGATGGAAGAAGACCGGTGAGTACAAGGTGTCACTCGTATTCGATCAAGATGATGAGTTCATTGCTAAGGTTGAAGCCAAGGCCAAGAAAGAATTTAAGCTGGCTAAAGAGAACATGAAACCTGACCTTGCCAAACTTGCTGAGTATAACTCTCCTGTTAAACCGGAGTTGGATACTGAGAAGAACGAGACAGGCAACGTGATCCTGGCATTCAAGTCCAATGCTCAGTACCAGGACAAGAAGACCGAAGAGATCGTGCAAGTAGTCATGAAGGTCTTTGATGCTCAAGGCAACCGTATCAAAAATTTACCCAACATCGGTAATGGTTCCAAGCTGGCTATAAGTTTCAATCCTGTTAGCTCAGTGATCGTATCAGAGCACAAAAAGCTGGGTACAGAGGTCAACTGTTATCTTTCCCTGTGGATGAATGCAGTACAGCTTCTTGAACTGGTTGAGTTTAATCCTGATGGTACCAGTTATGGATTCGGTAAAGAAGAAGGTGGTTACGATGCCGGTGACCAGGAAGAAGATGGTGAGAATAGCTTTACGAGTCCTGATTCTACATCTGATACTGTTGTAGATCCGGATGAGTTTTAATGGCAAAATTTCCAAGGCGAAAGGTACCTAACTTTTTCACAAGGGCGCACGGTAAGGATACCTATCACTCAGGTCTTGAGAAAATTAATCAAGATGCGCTACGAATGAAGGGAATCAAGTATGAATATGAATCCAGAAAGATTCCCTTCTTAGAACCGGCTAAGGCACGTCACTACACACCTGATTTCTTCCTACCTAATGGAATCATAATCGAAACAAAAGGAAGGTTCCTGTCTAAGGATCGACAGAAGCATTTACTGGTGAGGGATCAACATCCTGACCTTGAAATCCGCTTCGTATTCTCTCGTGCTAAGGCTCCAATTTATAAGAGGTCTAAGACCACTAATGCTATGTGGGCAGAGAAGTATGGGTTCCTATGGGATGAGAAACTTATTCCGGATGCATGGATAGCTGAACCGGTGAATGAGGTTTGGTTGAAAGCAGTTAAAGCACTTAAAAAAAAAGGAGGAAGATAATGTTTAAATGGATTAAGAAACTCCTTGTGAAAGATTTTGCAACCTGTATCAAGCATATTACTAAAACGCTGGGTGATCTTGAAGGTATGATGGAAACACGTTGGGAAATGATTGATGATATCAATGAGAAAGCTGAAGCCCTTGCTGTTAAGAAAGATAATCATTTGAAGGAAATCAATAAAGCTGAAGGAACTTATGCCACCATTATGAAGTTCGTCAAACTGTCATAATACAGAAGTACTAAATACTCCTACCATCATTGTAAACACAGTGGTGGTAGGGAGTTAATGATAGGAGGTACTATGATTGATGTGAAGATAAAAGGTGAAGAAGACACTGCACTAATCTATATGAGTAATATGAACCCTTATGACATTGGTAAAATTGTTGATGACGATTCTGAACTTGATGGTCGTTTGGTTATGCGAACTGCTACTACGATTGGGTTTGAAGTAATGTAATTAACTAAATGTGGCGAAGGTGCATGCTGGAGAAGTAGAAATAATTCTTTATGTGTTAAACTATTACCTAAAGGTACTGAGTTAATATTTACAGTCATATAAGGGAGTGTCTATGTTCATTGAAGGTATGTGGAAACCAGTAAAGTCAAGACGATTGCGGCTCGATGCTTGCAAGAAGTACGGACTCAGGTGTGACAAGGATCGAGAAGAGAAGAAGTTGTTAGCCTTTGATTACCATGATGCTAAGGGAAGTATAGTAGCACAACATATTTATCACATCGATCATTGGGATAAGAAATTCTCATGGGAAGGTGATGTACATGCTGCTGGGAAACTCTATGGTCAGCATCTTTGGGAAGGTAGTAATAAACGATTGGTGATAGCTAAAGGTGAGCTTGATACGGTTACTATCGCTCAGGCGTTCAATTTGAAATGGCCTGTCGTAGGTATTCCTGGTTACATGTTTGCTACAAAAATGATTAAACATAATTACGAATGGATTGACTCCTTTAATGACGTTGTGTTGGCCTTTGATACCACTGATGCTGGCTTACTTGCTGCTGAGGAGATCGCTTCATTGTTCACTCCCGGTAAAATCCGGATTATGAATTATGATGGATACCATGATGCTAACCATATGCTCATGGAGAATGCCAGGGATAAGATTGGTATTCAGGTCTTCAATGCTAAATCCTTCAGACCGGATGGTATCGTTTTTGGGGATGAGTTATGGGATGATTTGATTGCAGAACCACCTGTAGGTTTCAAAACTCCGTACCCTATCTTGAATGAGAGATTGAAAGGTTTTAGGAAAGGTCGTATCTTCTTACTTACTGCTGGTTCAGGGCTGGGTAAGTCTACGTTGGCTCATGAAATTGGTTATTCCTTGCTTGATGAACAAGATCAGAAGGTTGGTGCCATGGCATTAGAAGAACCAAGGAAACGGTTAGGTGAACGATACTTGGCTATCAAATTAAATAAGCAGATTCATGTTGACCGGGAAGGTATCACTGAAGAGGAACTCCGTGCTGCCTATGATGCCACTATTAATTCTAAGAACTTCTGTCTGTATGATCATAGGGGTTCAAAAAATATTAAAACTTTACTTTCAAAGATTCGTTACATGGTTGTTGGCTTAGGTATGGAGTGGATTATTCTTGATCATATCTCAATTGTGGTCTCTGGTACTGAAGAGATTGCTGAATCAGAACGGAAGACGATTGATCGATTGATGACCGGGCTGGCTACAATGGTTGAAGAGCTGGACTTTGGATTGATTGCTATTGTTCATCTGAAACGCAAGGATAAGGGTAAAGCTTACAATGAAGGTAGGCCAGTTGCCTTGAGTGATCTTAGGGGTTCCGGGTCATTGGAACAATTAAGTCATGTGGTTATATCCATGGAGCGAAACCAACAAGATGAAGAGGTTAAACATTTTAGCCAACTTCGTATCCTTAAAGATAGGGATATTGGTAACACAGGGTTAGCTGATGTTTTGGTTTATGATCCTGATACCGGTAGACTACAAGCTTCAGAGGAAAATCCCTTTGAAGGTGGGAATGACGAGAGGAGTGATTTCTAATGAGTAATAAAATCAATGATGGATTGGTTGGTAAGAGTACCGACAGAGATAAGTTTTGTTGGAATTGTAAGTATTATAAGAAAGAACAATATGAGAAACCTTGTAATACTTGTCATGGAAGTAAAACTAATGGTGAACGCTACTGTTACAAGAACTGGAAGAAAGGAGTTGACTATGTGCCACAGCGGAGAGTGCCCATATGAGCATGAAGTGACTGGTGAATGTGAACTTCCGGTATATGATTGGATTACTGGAGATAAGTTTGAAGAATACCCTTTTGATGCATAATGCATATACAAACCTGAGCTTTTTAAAAGATACCTAATATATAGGGGGGAAAATAAAGATGTCACTTGAACAATACCAATGCCCGTTCGGAAGAAAAACTGAGTTGGTTAAGAAGAGAGATGAACTTCAAAAGGAAGCAGATATTTTACTTACTAACTACCTCAGTCAGGTTAGTAAGATCGCTAAGTTGGAGAGTGAGAACCGTCACCTTTGGATCAGTAAAACCGAGTTAGAAACTCAGCTATACCATAGGCAACATAGGATGCCCCTACCTATGTTGGAACACATTGTTGAGATGTCCGAATAAGGTATGAATACCAAATGAAAGGATAACTTATGGCCGATGTATTTGACATTGAAACGAACGGTCTGCTCAAGGAGAAGGATGGTATTCCTCCTATGGACAGAATTCATTGTAACATGATCTATGATACCAAAGCTCATCAGATCTCACGTTATGATCCTGTGAATTTACCAATTGAGAATAGTGTTGAGAGACTCCGGGTAGCTGACTGTATCATTGGTCATAACATTATTGGCTTTGATATCCCTGCCATTAAATCACTCTATCCTAACTTTGAACCTCAAGGTAGGATAATTGATACCTACATTTGGGCGGCAAGTGTCTTCCCAAATATTAAGGATATGGACTTTGGTTTGTTCCGACAAGGTATACTGCCAGCCAGCTTGATAGGTTCCTATTCCTTGGAGGCTTTTGGTTATCGATTGGGTATCTTTAAAGGTGACTTTGCCAAGCAGACAAATTGGTCTGAATGGACAAATGAAATGTCTGAATATTGTGAGCAAGATGTGGTTGTAACACTACGACTTCTTGAGAGATTGAAGATGGAAAAAACTTCATGGGAACAGGTTAATCTTGAACAGGATGTAAAGAAGATCCTTACCCGGCAAGAACAACACGGTGTCTTATTTAATGTTGAAGATGCTCAGGAATTATATAAAGAAGTGAGTAGCAAAAGGGAGAAACTCAGGGATGAGATTCATGATTCATTTCCACCATTCTTTAAACGGAAGGATAAGCTGTTTACTCCTAAGCGTGATAATAAGAAGTTAGGTTATGTCAAGGGGGCTACTAACCAGAAGATCGAACTGGTCGAGTTTAATCCGAGCTCATCTACCCATATATCACGTATACTCATGCAGAAGTATGATTGGAAACCGCTGGAGTTCGCAGATAAGGAAGTTGCGCCAGTTGAATTAGTATATCATTACAAACGATTAGGCATAGTGTCTTCCAAGGCCCCTAAGATTGATGATGAAATTTTGCAGAGACTTCCTTACCCAGAAGCTAAACCCCTGTCTACATTTCAGATGTTACAAAAAAGATGCGCCATGATAGCTGAAGGTAAACAAGCATGGCTGGTACATTATAATGATGATAGCCATCGCATCCATGGTGCCATTAATCAGTTCGGTACCATTACAGGTCGGTGTGCACATTATAAGCCTAACCTGGGGCAAGTGACAGCTGTTCATCATCCATATGGTAAGCAGTCACGATCATTATTCATGGTTCCGAAAGGATGGTTCCTGGTTGGTTGTGATGCTGATGGTTTGGAAGCTCGATGTAAAGCCCATTATATTGCGCCATTTGATGATGGTAAGTTCATTAAAACAATCCTTGAAGGTAATAAGGCAGACGGTACAGATACCCATAGTTTGAATAAAGGATATCTTGGGTTTGCATCTCGTGATGCAGCCAAGACATGGTATTATGCATGGATGTATGGCTCAGGGAACGCAAATCTTGGGCTGGTTGCTATGACTGATGAGAACTATAAAGATTATGATGGTGATCCTACCAAGCTTGGTAAGAAACTTAGAGGATTATTGGCTAAGAATTTCACTGGTGTTAAGGCTTTAATTGATGCAGTCCAGAAGAAAGCTAAAACTCGGATGCCTAAAATGTGGCTGAAGGGTTTGGATGGTAGAAAAATTCCGGTTAGAGCACTTTATTCAGCATTGAACACTCTGTTGCAGGGTGCTGGTGCAGTGATCATGAAGAAAGGCATAGTGATAGCTGATGATTTAATTCGTGCTGAAGGACTCACTCCTGTAATTGATTACACTCAAGTACTCTTTGTTCATGATGAATATCAGTTTGAATGTAGAAATAAAGAGATCGCTGAGATCGTTGCCCGGTGCGCTGAAGATAGCATTAGGTTGGCTGGAGAATACTTTAATTTCAGGTGTCCGTTATCTGGTTCTGCTGACATTGGTAAGAACTGGTCGGAGACTCATTAATGAAAGCTGAGAATTGGATGTGCTTCATTGCTGTTGTCGTTTGGATACTTGTTTTCAGTATTGGATTAACAATTAGATAGAGCGAGGAGTAGTAAATGTTAAAAAATAAAGTAGCAGAGATAGTAGAGACAATTATTTTTGATTACCCGATGACCGCAAAAGAGATTGCAGAAGGTCTTGGTGTGTTTTCAAGACATGACACAATACCGGAAGTCCGGAAAGCTATACGTCAGTTGATTAAAGATGGTTGCCCTATTGGATCTAACGGCTTAGGCTACTACTGGATTCATAGTAGACCAGAACTTGAGGATGCCCTTGAAGGACTTCAAGCTCGATGTGATGCTATCCAAGAACGTATCACTGATATTACCAAAAGTTATAACAAGGAGATGAATAGTAGGCACCTTGATACTTCACTTCTTGTGAAAGATCGTTGTCGGTTCTTTGTTATCTATATCGCTGAGACTGCCAGACTCCCATATCAAGCGGTGTGGTCTATGGCATATCGTAAACTTCAGAAGTTAACTGGAGTTGACTTGGTAAATCTACCTTCATGGTATCAGGGAAGTGTCCTCAATTATTGTGTTAATCGAAATATCACACAGTCTCTTTATCATTCACTTGAGAGAATTGAAAGGAGTTTAATCTAATGAAATATAAGCAAGTGTGTCACAGTCCTAAATTTTGTAGTGACCAGGGGGTTGATGGTCAGTGCATGTCTACTGCTGTATGTGATTTTAGATGTGAAACTATTTGTACTTGTGATCCGGTATCATTAAGTGAACCATATCCTGGATATCTTGAAACGGTCAATTCGCTGAAAAATATTAGTAAAAAAAATATTGGTGCTGCTACTACAAGGACTGGTTGTCTCCCTGACTCTGGTGAAAGGCGTGAGTTCTCTACTGGTTCAATTCGTGACATCAGGATAGGTAAAGGTCGGTATGATCTGATTAGCCCTATTGCTATGAAAGCATTGGCTGTAAGACTTGAGGATGGTATGTCTAAATATGGTGAACGTAATTGGGAGAAAGGACAACCATTGATGAGTTATCTTGACTCCGCTATTCGGCATATCAATACTTATATTTATGACATGATGACTTTCAAGAAACCAATAGAAGATCACATAGGTGCTGCTCTGTGGAATATTCATAGTTTCATTCATACGCAGGAAATGATTCGACTTGAACTACTTGATAAAGAGTTGGATGATTTACCATATCCTTCAAAGGTAGGAATCGATGTCGAGAAAGAATGTTTAAAGAATCTGAAGTGTGAAGGATGTTTTGCTGAGAACAATGACCGCATGACAGATCCTTGTGTTCATTGTACCCGTCCTATGAACCGAATTGATATGTATTGGAATCCGAAGGAGGATATTAATGAAGAAGAAAATAACAGTGAGAGCGATGGTACTTAGGAATCATTACAGAACTACTTTTATCCACTCCCTTGAAGATCTCAAAGCTGACTCACAGTTTGGCGAATGGTGGGATGAGATGGATAACTTTAACCGAACTTATGTCCTAACAGGGAGGAATAAATAATATGCCGATTTATGAATTTGAATGTCCAGTGTGCGGAACTATCGATGAAGTTCTTGTAACAAGAGAAGGTACTAAAACCGCACTGGCCAATGGTAAGTTCATTAAAGTGTGTTCATGGTGTGGACATAATACTTGGAGAATAATGTCTACTGGTAACTTCCGGGTGACCGGGGCTAACGCCAAGAATGGCTACTCTTCGATCCCTACCTATGATGAGGTAGTCGATGAGAATGGATACCAGAAAGAAAAATGGGGTAAATAATATGCCGATTTATAGGGAAGGTCTAACAAATAAATATAATCCAGAATATAAAGTGTGGCAAGCAATGATAAGAAGATGTCATAATCCAGATGATAAATCCTATGAGGATTATGGTTTAGATGGAATAACTGTTTGTTCACGATGGAAAAGTACAAATGGATTTAAAAACTTTTTAAATGATATGGGTGTTAGACCTTCAGGAAAAAGTGGTGATATTCATCTTGATAGGGAAGATGCTGATTATGGTTATCATCCATGTAATTGTCAATGGGTAACAAGACGAGAAAATATATTAAATAGTTCTCATACTCGTTGGGTAACTTTTAAAGGTAAAACTTTATGTTTAAAAGACTGGGCAAGAGAATTAAATATTAATTATAATACCCTTTTTAATAGATTGAATGCTTATGGTTGGTCAATCGAGGAAGCATTTACTATACCAATTAGGGGAAAGAGGAAAAATAAATGATACCCTTTATGCCTATCTTAACTGGATTACTTTCACTTGGTAAAGGCTTAGCTTCTGGTTGGGTTAAACGTAAACAAAAGGCAATTGAACATAAGACAAAGATGGTTGAAATGAAACTTGACCTAAAAGAAAAACGTCTTAGAGCTGAACTTGATGCTGACATTAGTCTGGACCAAATCAATACCGAGAATATGGCAAACAGTTTGAAGGATGAATTCCTTCTACTAATCTTCTCTATACCTGTTGTGCTTTGTTTTATACCCACCATGGATGTCCATGTCTTAGCTGGTTTCACTGCTTTGGCTCAGACTCCAGTGTGGTTTCAGGTTATCTATATCGTTATGTGCCTGACAATTTATGGTCACAGGAAGTTAGCTAAACTGTTTGCTGGTCGGTTCTTAGGTAAGGAGTAAATATGAAAGATAACTGGAAACATAGAAGTAAAAATATGCGTTGCTATGCATGTATGTATTACGCTCCTAAACCAGATCCGAACCACTTTCACATTGTAGGTCGTTGTAGAAAACATGCACCTACACATGATGGTTTCCCTGTTGTCTTTAGGGATGATTAGTGTGGAGATCACAAACTTAATGAGGCAAAAATATGACACCAGATCAAATAATTGTAGATGAGTGTACTATACGTAAACCATGTGGATATGATCCTCATAAGAAACTTATCCGTGCAATGATGAAGTGTGAGAGACAGCATCAGAAGATCAATCCAAAGGCTGTCATTCGGCTCAGACGGTTAGAAAAAAAGTGGGCTGGCATGGCGCGGAAGCTACGTTTCTACCTTGGAGTATGATGGATATGGTGCAGAACAGGGGGAATTTATGGAGGAATACGCTGAACGATTAAGTGGGAAAGAATGTTTTGAAGGTGCTGGTTTACTGAAGTTCAACGATATGCACCCTGATATATCCGGAATGAAGTATAATGAACTTTTATATAATCCTTTAATAGAGAGTCCTTGGGCACATGTCCGGAAAGGGGAGAGTTTAACTCTATGGCTAATCCCAAAATAAGAACTCTCTTGATCGATGCTGATATCTTTATGTTCAAATTTGGATTTCGTTACCAGACTTCAATTGAATGGGGTAACTCAATTGTTACTGTAGATGTTGATGACGTTAGGGCAAAGCGTGACATAGATAAATTTATCTTATCATTATTAAGAAGAACAAACTGTGCTGATTATACTCTTTGCTTTACGAATCAGATCAACTTCAGGTACTCAGTTTTCCCGGCATATAAAGCTAACCGGGTAAAGAACGAAAAGCCAAAGCTGTTAACAATATTGAAGGATCATATGTGGAAGAATCATCCGTGTGAGTCATGGAAGTATCTTGAAGCAGATGACTTGATGGGTGTTATAGGTACCCACGATCCTAAGAGGTATGTGTTAGCAACAATTGATAAGGACTTTGAATCTCTACCGGTCACCTTATTTAATTGGGATAAAGACAAAAGACCAAGGAAGATCAGTAAGAAACAAGCTAACTATAATTTTCACTATCAATGGTTGAAAGGAGATCCAGTTGACGGATTTAAAGGAGTCTTTGGAATTGGAGATAAGAAGGCAAGGACTATACTCGATGCAAGACCTCAACGTGAATGGTCTGCTGCTGTTGTCGAAACTTATGCAGATCGATGTTACTCCTGGAAAGAAATAATTATTCAAGCAAGGATGGCTCGTATTTTAAGATGCACTGATTATGATTTTAAGAAGAAAAAACCTATTCTATGGACACCTAATATATGAGAGATTTATATAAAAAACAAATATACATGGTTTGCTACAACATGATTCATAGGTGCTATGACCCTTTATCTACTTCTTTTGAAAACTATGGGCTTGATGGGATTAAGGTTTGTAAACGTTGGAAGGGAGATAATGGTTTTAAAAACTTCATAAAAGATATGGGTAAACGTCCTGCTAAAGGATATCAGTTGGATCGTGAAGATTCTGATTATGGTTACACTCCTTGAAATTGTAGGTGGGTTACGACTCGTGAGAATCAACTGAACACGAGCAATACAAGATGGATAACTTTTCGAGGGAAGACTTTGTGTTTAAGTGACTGGGCTAAAGAATTAAATATTAATTTATTTACTTTAAACTCCCGATTAAATCAAGCTGGCTGGTCTGTTAAAAAGGCGTTCACAACACCAGTGAGGAGAAGATAATTATGGAATCTAAATTATTAAACTTAATGCTATACAGACAGACCTTATTGCAAAAACATCTCTGGAATAAACTGAAGGAATTGGAGATGCAGATGGAATTACAGAAGAGCTTCTTGAGTGAATTGAAAGAAGCATCTGGCTATCTTTCGACAGGCTTTTCTACGAGCGAATTGAGGAACTTTCCTGTGGTGGACGAATTGGAGGTACCCAAGAACGTACTCGATGGTCTTCCAACTTTGGAGAATGGGGTATTAGAGATTACAGAGAAAGGACAAGAAGTAGACTTGTTTGCCGGGAGGCATCCACTTGAATGTCAAGAATGAGGCTAACATAATACCCGGAGTTCCGGGATAAATTAAAGGAGAGAGGGGGTGAAAACTTTATGGCAAACGCTAAACCTACGCTTATTGGGGGTGCAAAGAATAAGAATGTGTATATTAAAAATGGTGGTGAAAAGCATACTTTTATTCGCTGTCCTCTGTGTAATGGGAAGTTCTGTAAACAAAAAATCAAAGTGTGTCCGGTCTGTGGTGGCAAAGGTCTTAAACCAGCAGTTGATGGTAAGGCCGTTAATACCTAAACAGGATTATAATAATGATAAGGGAGTCAACTCAAAGGTTGACTCCCTTTTTATTTTAGAGAGGAGAAATAATATGAGCATAGATGCGGCACAGTTGCGTAATCTCATCGATGAAACTCTGCTTACCATGATTCCATCCATGCACTCAATTGAAGCCAGAGAATTGCTTATGATGACCGCAGCACAGGAATCTTTTTGTGGTCGTTGGATTCAACAGATTGGATGTGGAGTTGCTCTTGGAATCTTTGAGATTGAACCAAACACTTATCGGGATCTCTTTGATAATTATTTAAGGTATCATCCTGAACTGGCAAGTGTACTGGATGAAAACTTTAATGTACATATTGAGAACTTTGAGTTGAACTTGAAAGGTAACCTTCCATACCAGATCGTGATTGCTCGACTGCACTACCGAAGATTCGCAGAAAAGATTCCAAAAATGAGTAATTTTAATACACAGCAGCATCCTGAGTTTACACATGCAATGGCCTGTTATTACAAGAAGTATTGGAATACAGTGAAGGGAAAAGCAACCATCGCAGAGGTGCTTCGAAACTATGATAAGTATGCGAGTTAATTCGGATATTTACTACACCTCTCTTAAGAGACAACAAACAAAAGCTATTTAAGGAGTTAACTATATGAAACCTATTCCAAGAATGTCTGTTGACCTAATCGAACAAATAGCGAAAGACGAACCTGAACTTGATATTACACCTCAAGTTAACCTTGAAGTGATCATGTATAGATCAGGTAGAATATCTATGATTAAAGAGTTACTGTATCGACTTGAATATTTTGAGAAGAACGGTGATCCTGATAAGACGGAGATAAAAATATAATGAAAAGAGATATGGGTGGATTAACTACACATGAAGATTATGAAGTTTATAGAAATATGATTCGTAGATGTTATGATCCCCTATCTGCTTCTTTTGAAGATTACGGTCTTAGAGGAATAAAAGTATGTTACAGATGGAAAGGTTTAAATGGATTAAAACATTTCCTTGAAGATATGGGAGATCGCCCTAATAAGAATTATCAACTTGATCGTAAAGATAATGATCAAGGATATTCACCTTGGAACTGTAGATGGTGTACTCGTAAAGAAAATAATTTAAATAGAAATAGTACACACTGGATAACTTTTCGAGGAAAAACATTATGTATGCAGGATTGGGCTAAAGTTTTAAACATTAATTATACAACCTTATCCAGAAGATTAAACCAATTAAATTGGTCGGTTGAAAAAGCTTTTACAACTGATCAACGGAAATATAAGAGGTGATTATTATCTGCATGAGCAAACCTAAAGTTCCAAAAGCTCCCGAACCAGTTGTTATTGAACCGGAGCAGGAAAAGAAACTGGAGTTAAACCTGGAAGCTAAACAATCTAAGAAGAAACGAGCAAAGAAGACAGGTACTCGTGGTCTTCAGATTCCCATGGGTGGAACTGGTAGTGGTAAATCTGGTCTTAACATACCGGTCTAATAATGAAACAAGATAATAAAGGGGCTGGATATGTTGAGGGTCGATGGTCTGGATATGATTCAAAGCGTAAACCTCATCTTGAAAGATGTCGTGATTGTGCTGAATTAACTATCCCTAATCTCCTACCGAGAGATGGAGTAACTGAGAATGATACACAACCTACACCCTATCAAGCGTTGGGTGCCAGGGCTGTAAATAACTTGTCAGCTAAACTTTTGCTGGCATTATTCCCACCTAATACATCATTCTTTAAACTTGATATTGATGAGATGACTGCTGATGAACTGAAAGAACAGATGGGTGATAAGCAGTTCAAAACCAAGATCGAGAAGCAACTACGCAAATATGAGCGTATGGTTGTAAAAGACTTTGAAGCCTTAGCTCAACGAACCAAGATGTTTAAAACTATAAGGCTACTGGTTGTTACCGGTAATGTCTTGATTGAGCAACTCGACAACGGAAGATTGAAAGTATACAGATTAGACAAGTATGTTGTCAGGAGATCACCTGATGGTGAACTAAAAGAAATTATTATCCGGGAATTAATATTACCAGATGATATACCGGGTTCTATCAAGAATAGTTCTGATGCTCAAACAATGAAACAGTCTGATGGTAATGATCGTAATGATATCCCAATGTTCACCCATGTTATATGGAATGGTCGTGGCTTTGATGTCTATCAGGAAGTCTTAGGATTAAAAGTTCCAGACTCAATAGCATTTTATCCCAAAGATAAATTACCCTACCTACCATTAGGCTGGGCGTTGAACGATGGTGATAACTATGCTCGTGGCCATGTTGAGGAACATTTAGGTGACTTCGTTTCTTATGATGGTCTATGCCAAGCATTGCTTGAAGGTGCTGCTGCTGCTGCTTTCCTTGTATTTCTGAAGAGACCAAATTCAACAACCAGTATTCTTGATCTAAGGAAAGCTCGTAATGGTCAATTCATTGAAGGTAATGAGGATGACATAGGTACTCTAAAGGTTGAGAAGCATGCTGACTTTCAGTTTGCATTTAATACCTCAAAGGAAATCGAAGGTCGGATTAGTCGCGCCTTTCTATTACAGGAAGCAATCCAAAGAGAAGCTGAACGTGTTACTGCCGAAGAGATTCGATACATGGCACAGCAATTGGAGGATACCTTGGGTGGAATTTATAGTGTACTTGGGGTTGACTTACAGATGCCTCTGGCAAAACTTCAAATGGCTAACATGAGGAAACGTGGTAAGCTGCCTCAATTACCAAAAGAGGTTGATGTCACAATCACCACTGGCTTTGAAGCACTTGGTCGTGGTCATGATCTTCAGAAACTCCATGAGTTCAGAGACGAGGTTGTTGCTATGGGTACTGCTGCACAAACTCCTGGGATTATTGAAATGTACATTGGCATGAGTAATTATTTCATGAGAGTTGGTAATGCCCTTGGTCTTGATACTGATGGTCTTGTACCGACTGAAGATGAAATAAATCTGATTAAGAAACAGCAACAACAGATTCAACAGATGCAAGAAATGCTGAAGACCGGTGCTGCTACTCAGGTAGCCAAAGGTGCTATGGAATCTGGTGCTGTTAAGGAAACGATGAGTGGAGAACAAGATGGCTAAAAAGAAACCTAAGAATATGGCAATAGAAAAGAAAAAAAAAACTATGAAAAAGGTTTTCAATGGTCAGGCCATGGTTAAAAGACTATTGATGAAAAATAAGAAAATGAAAACCTTACTCGATGCATTGGGGGGAGATTAATAAATGTCAGGAACAGATGTAGGTGGAGTTCAAAAGATATCTGAAGAAGATCTCAAGGCTTTGGGAGGAGATCCTACAAACGTAAGTGACGAACAGCTGGAAGCAATGGCTGCCAAATCTGGTGATACCGTTGAGCATATGAGAGAGATACTTGGTCTTTATAAGAAAGATGAAGGTCAAGGTGATGCTAATGCCGGTGGTGACGCTGGAGATAAACTTCTTGCCGGGAAGTATAAGAACGAGGAAGATTTGGATAAAGGTTTCCAATCTCTCGTTGAGAAATACGGTAAAGAGAAAGCATACAAAATGCTTGAAGGTAATTTGGGTAAACAAGGTGCCGATGATAACACAGACACAGGTGACAACACGGGCACTAAGGATGCCCTATCAACTGATGATGATGCCGGTAATGAAGGTGATGCCGGGGATCAGAAGACTGATATGCAAAAGTTCTATGATGAATTCGCAGACTCAGGTGAATTATCCATAGACAGTTATAAAGAGTTAGCCGATCTTGGGTTTGATAAAGATCTGGTTGATGGATATATCGAAGGTCAAGCTGCACGAGTAACCATGTTCACTAATTCGGTACATGAAGTTGCCGGTGGTGAAGAGCAATTTGATAATATGGTCGAGTGGGGTTCACAGAATCTCAGCAAAGATCAGAAAGTAAAGTTCAATGATGCTGTCAATTCCGGTAACTTGGAGTTGGCTAAGGATGTTATCAATGCTCTCAAATATCGATATTTGAGGGCTGAAGGAACATTTAAGCGTGGAGGCATTGAATCGTCAGGAAATGCTGATGGTTCCACAAACCAAGGGTACGCTTCGGTTAGCGAATGGCAAGCCGCTATGCGTGATCCCCGTTATAAGACTGACCCGGCTTATGTAGCTGACGTTGGTCGTAAACTGAAGTTGTCAAAGATTTAACCTATCCTCCCGTATCAATCTAATGGTACGGTTCTCAAGATTAACACGAGAACAAAAAAAAACAGAATGGTTAACTCCATAAGAAGGTCGTGAAACCCTGTTCTTAAAATTGATCTTGACGATTAACAAATACCGCTTTACCTTGTGGGCTCGGAATTCCTACTGATCATAGGTGCGAAACCACATCCCTCCTCTCAAATCGGTAGGGAGAGTGAGTAAGTATCCGTCAATACGTTTACAAAAGACTGATTGATCATGATAATTATGCAGCTTTCCCTACCATCCCTCCTCATAATCTACGAAGTAAACATAAAGCCCACTGAAGCTAACTGAGGTTAGCATTCAAGCGGATACCTTTGAGTTGAAAGTTTGATTATGGTGAAACGAGAGTAACATGTTTTACTATAAATTCAAAGGAGAACTATAATAATGGCTTCAAGTACAGTAACTTTTATTGGTGCGCAAGATGTTGTAACCACTGATATGGCCGCAGAACGCGCGTTGTATCTCAAGATGTTTGCTGGGGAAGTGTTAACTGCATTCCCTGAGTATACAATCTTCATCGATAAACACAAAGTAAAGCAGTCCATGAACGGTAAGACTGCTCAGTTTCCCCTGATCGGCAGAATGCCAGCTGCGGAGTACCATACTCCTGGCGCGGAAATTCTTGGTCAGGAAGCTCCCCTGTCAGAGCGAACCATCTCCATTGACAGACTCCTGATCTCCCATTTGTTCGTGGATAATCTGGATGAGAAGCTGGCTCATTTTGAAGCACGAGGTGAGCTTTCTCGTAACATGAGCGTTCGACTGGCTCAGACTTATGACAACCATGTTGCCCGTAATCTGATCGATGCTTCTAATACCGCTACCGCTATTACGGGGGATTCTACTCTTGCTGGTAGCAAAATCACTGATGCAGAATTTGGTGATGCCACTGCTGCTATTAAGATGGCGGCATGGATGGATGGACTATTCTATTGCCGTGAATTGTTTGATAGTAAATGGGTAAATGATGGACAAATTTGGGCAGCTATGCTTCCTACTGTATATTACTTTCTGGTTCAGCAAGCAATGGCTTCCGGCTATTCCATCATGGATACACGAATCGGTGGTGTTGGTTCTATCTCTCAAGGCAAGATCACTGATCTTGCTGGTGTTAACCTGATTTCTTTTCCTGGTCTTCCTACTTCGGATTACACTGGAGAAGACTTTCATGCTATCAACTGTGAAAATACTGTCGGCATCGTCTGGACTCAGAGTGCCGTAGGCACGGTTAAGGCTTTTGATATTGGTGTCGAAACAGAGTATCAGGTATCTCGTCAGGGTACTCTCGTTGTGGCTAAGTACGCCATGGGCCATGGTGTCCTTCAGCCTGAGTGCGCAATTCAATTAGAAACTGCTTAAATTAAATTAGGAGCATAGTGTGAACATCCTGTTAGCCAGGACAAGTTCCTATGCTCCTTTTTTTTAACAATCCAACAAATGTCTAAACACATTAGACACTAAGGAGAAATAAACTTAATGATTAAAAATGATGTAATAAATTTCGACAAAGGTCTTGTCTCTTCAGGTTTCGATAAGGAACAGGTATGGAGAGGTGAGGTTGGTCGTGTTCTTTTAGGTGAAGCTGTCAATGCAAATGATTTGCTTTACCCGGTTTTGACTTCCTTGGGTACTGTCAAAGAGTGGAAGCAAGCGAATGCTAACTCTGCCGCTACCATGCCAGCACGTGCTATGGCTTTGGGAGATGGATCTGACAAACAACGTATCCATGTTTTGTTTCGTGGTTATCGTAAAGATGTGGATTTCAATTATGGTACCTTAGCAACTGGCACTATCGCTCTATCCGGTACGGTTGTTGAAGGTGATAAGATTATACTTGGTGACAAGCTCAAACCTTATTGCTTGATGTTTACCGCTGCTGTCGGAACTTCTGCTAAGACCAAGATAGCCGCTACCACTACGCTTTCTACTACTGGCATTGGTGTAGATGGAGAGATCTTCACTATTGATGATGTTGTCTTTGAGTGCTCCACTGATGGTACCATAGAGACCACTTCAGATTACATGATTGATCTCCAGACAAGTACTGCTCAGGGTACCTTTGAAACTGCTATAGAGGATGCTCTGGATTCAGCTATTGCTGATGGTAGACTTGATATCTCTTATGTTGCCTTCACTGGTAATGATTGTGTGATCACCCTTGGTGGTTACAAAGATTCCTATGTGGGTCTGGAACAGAACGATGTTGTTACGACTGAAGATGCCACAAATGCCGCCTTCACGTCTACTACCTTTCTCGGTGGTGTTCCTGCTGTTGACTTTGAAATGGCTGGCACGTTGACAATTGCTGCCGCCAAAATCCTGTTGACTGCTGGTATCGTTTCCGCTATCGCTGCTGGTCTTGATATTACTCAAGCTGCTTGGGCAACCGATGATCTGGTATTGACTGCCGGTACTACATTCCACAAAGGCTATGCTGGTAACAACCTTCAAATGGCTGAAGTGGATCTTGCTGGTACACTTGATGCTGGCTCTAATCTTGCTGTGGGTGCGACTGCATTCGCAGGTGGTGTCGAAGGTGGGGATCTTTATAAGACCGCATCTAAGGGCCTCATGAGTCTTGTTAGACCGGATGCCGGTGGTGTGATCCAGAAGGTTGGATATGCTATTGAATCTGACAAGTTCTTCTTTGATCCGCAACCTGTTGAGAATGTATATTTAGGGAGTGCCTTTGATTCCCCTGCTGCTGCCGGAATTACGAATACCGGTACTACGAATCAGTTCTATCAATGGATTAATGCACAAGGACAGATTATCACTGATTTATTCATTGATCTTACATCCTTGATCGCTTCGGGAAATACTGCTCGTGATGTGGTGGGTACTGCTGCGGCTTCGTATTTGTTTCAATATAAAGCTGCTAACTATGGTCATGTGGTCCGGATTGAGATGACTTGTATTGAGAAACCTGATGGTGGTGGTACTTGTTATGACCTCGATCTCGAAGAGGAAGTATCTGGAACACTTCAGACAGATGGTGCTTGTTCTGATACGGTTCTTATCGCTTCTGGTGGATGGGCTGTTGGTAAACAAGTTGCTGCCGAAGTAACTCCTACTGCCGATTACTACATGTATCTTACCGAAGGTGATACTAACGGTGATGGTTCTGCCTTTACTGCTGGTCAGTTTCATATTCGATTGATTGCTGAACCTACTGCGTTCGGTAGATAGTACTTACTTAATTAACTCAGGGGGATGGCTTAACAGCTGTTCCCCTTTTTTTATTTTTTATGGAGGATTATCAATGGCTTATGGTGCCTATGGAAAAACCACAGAACTTGAAGCAGTAAATATTTGCCTTGGTGTGATAGGTGAGCAGAGGGTATCTGCAATACCGGAGGATGGTATTTCCAAAGCTATCATAGCAAGAGATCTTATTTATGAAATAAGTAGACAAGAACAATCTAAAGGGTTGGAGTGTAATAAAGATGTCAATTGGGAACTGGCAGTAGCAGATGATGAGATAGCAGTACCGGCTACTGCGATTAGTGTTGATCCTCATTACCTTTGTGATAACAAATATGTTGAACGTAATAGTAAACTCTATGACCGAGTTGATCAAACCTTTACGATAACTTCCAGTGTCTACGTTGATATTATCTGGTTCTTAGCTTGGACTGTACTCCCGGAACATGTACGAAGATATATCACAATCAAAGCCGCACGAGTGTTCCAAAAGAGATATCTCTCTGATGATAGTAGTCACAAGTTCTCTGAACAAGATGAGCTTGAAGCAAAGAATGAGTTTGAACGGAAAGAATTAAATATTGCTGACTTCTCTATCTTAGATAATTCTTGTGTCAATCCACTGTTTTATAACAGGAGAAGATAACAATGGGTAACAATAATGTAACCTCAACTATCCCTGCTTTCATAGGAGGGGTAAGTCAACAGAGTCCTGCCCTTCGGTTAAAGACTCAGTGTGATGCCTTGGATAATGGTCACTGTACCGTGGGTGATGGCCTCACTCCAAGACCTAATGGTGATGTGGTTAAGGTCATTGGTGCTATATCAGCAGCAACCGGAATGAAGGTTCATAAGATTGATCGAGATGTTTCGGAGAAGTATATTGTTGTTTTTACAACTAATGCTATAACTCCTATCAAAGTATTTAAGTTGGATGGTACTGAAATATCTTCTGTCCTGTATGGCTACTATGATTCTGATGATGTGTTTCATGCTGACAATGATATGAAGAAGTATTTAAGTGATGGTGGCATAACCGATGCGAAGAAGCAAATTAAGGTTGTATCTATCGCTGATTACACCATAGTTGTTAACACAATGAAAACTACCGCTATGGAAGTAGCTACCACTACTGCTCAAACAGATATAGCATTTGCTCATCTTAAAGCCTGTCATGCTGGGAACTATAAGATAACTTACAAGTATGATGTTGATGGAACTCCGACATCCTATACCACAACCGTCACTGCCACGTACGTTGATGGAGTTTTAAATAAAGACTCTGATGATATTGTGGATGAGTTCTATTCTAATAATCCGAATGGCGCGCATTTAACTCTCAATTCTGATAATAATATTTTAAGGATAGTACCTACAGCAACAGTGGACGATGGTACTTTGAGAATCATGTGCCAAGATCCTTATGGTGGTCAAGACTTAATGCCTATCAATTTTTGTGAAGTAGATAGTATTGATAAACTCCCCCCATCTTTACAAGGAGATTACGTTATAAAGGTTGGTGGTGATAATGATATGTCTCAAGATGATTACTATATGAAGTTCTGGTATGATGAACAGAAATGGGTAGAAGATGTTGGCTTTGGGTTAACATATCAGTTAGACGCAGATACGATGCCTCACAGGTTAATGCGAACCGGTGCTGATGAATTCACGTTTGCTACTTGTGATTGGGCAGAACGAACAGTTGGTGATAATGATACTAATCCGGTACCTTCATTTATTGGCTCAGTAATAAATTATGTCTTATTTGGAAAGAACAGACTTTGGTTTTTATCAACTCAAAATTCTATTGGATCAAAAGCTGGGAAGTATTTTAACTATTTTGCCAGCACGGTTATGGATGTACTTGATGATGATCCTATTGATGTTGCTGGTTCTGGAGAACAGGTCACAAACTTTAGATCCGGAAAAGGTTTTGATGGTGGTCTATTCCTGATATCTGATGAAGAACAATTTGCGTTAACTTCTGGTGAACAGCTGATGACTCCAAAGTCAGTAGCTATCGATCCTACCACTGCCTATACTGCCGATCCTATTGCTGATCCAATTAAGCTGGGTTCTGACATTTATTTCGTATCACCTAAAGGTTCCTACCTATCAATCCGGGAATATACAATCATGCCGGATACTCTAATGAAGAATGCTTATGATGTGACTGCTCATGTTCCGAAGTATATTCCTGCCGGTGACGTAATGATGGCTGGGTGTAATATATTGGACATGTTATTTGTTCACTCAACTGCTAACGAAAAGCATTTATACATTCATAAGTTCCTATGGGATGGTGATAAGAAGGTTCAGCAAGCTTGGTACCGCTGGACATTTGCTGATGATATAAAAGGTATCGTGACGTTTGGTACTGTACTCTATCTCTTATTCTATAATGCTACCGATGGTTATATTTTGGAAAGCTTTAACCTTGAGAATATCGAAACAGACAGTCAAGATTTTAGATACTATCTGGATCACCTTAAAAGTTATGACAATGGTTCCTACGATGAGTCTGACACAACTTTCGATCTGGACGTTGATACTGGTGAAGCTGGTGCCGGATGGACAGTGGTCGATGCTTCAGACAACACTGAAGTCTGCTCCGGGTTCACTTTAGCTGGCACTACGTTAACATTCACTGAAGCAGATGAGTCTGAAAATACCTATTATGTTGGGTTGGATTATGAGATGCGAATGAGGTTCAGCCAATGGTATCTGAGAGATGGTGATGGTAATGCCCTGATATCCGGAAATCTGGTTGTGAGGAATTTAACTTTATCGTTTAAGGATACAGGCTACTTTAATATTGAAGTTACACCATTCAACCGTGATACAAATAGTGATACCTTATCCGAAACCTATTCAGGTATTAAGGTGGGTGAGTCTGTACTTGGAGAGATCACTCTGCTTACCGGGGAAGAAACCTTTCCCATTATAGCAGATGCGCGGAGAACAATCATTGAATTGGTATCTGATAGTTATTTACCTGTCAGTATACAATTAGGTGCTTGGAGTGGAACTTACGTAAATAATGCGAGGATTGTTTAAATGTTAAGATATAAACAAATCACATTAAGTGAAGTTGACTTTCTGGAAACAATGGTTCTCAGACAAGCTGACATAGATGAAATGAGGGTGTCTACAGGGTTTAGCAAGCCTTGGGATGCCCTCAAGTACTCCATTGCTCATTCAAGTGAATGGACAGAAGCTTGCTATAATGATGAAACAGGCGAAATAATTATGGTATTCGGTTTAGGAAAGGCTGAAAGTTTTGGAGTACCTTGGATGGTGGGAAGTCCATCTATGAAAAAACATAAAAAGGTATTGATGCGATATGCGAAAAAAGTAATTGAACAGATGCTTAGTGAGTTTAATGAGTTAATAAATTATGTTGATTCAAGAAATGATCAGCATATTCATTGGCTTAAACATATGGGTTTCAAATTCGATGAATCGAAAGATGTTTGTATTGGAAAAATACCTTTTAGATATTTCTATAAAAGGAGGAATGAATAATGTGTTCTCCAACTTTAATGATGGTTGGGATGGCAGCAATGTCTATGGCACAATCTGCAATAGCTACTAATGCTCAAAATGATCAGGCTGAAGCTGAGGGTGAAGCTGCCAATCGTGCTGCCTCTTATGATTACCAACAGCTTGCTGCTGAGAAAAGTGAGTTAGATGAACAAGCCGCGCACGAGAAATTAAAGAGACAACTTCAAACTCGTAGAGAACATGGTCGTTTAGCTGTTGCTCAGGGTGAAGCTGGCGTTGGGGGTAACTCTACAATGAGGATATTAAACAACTCTATGATGCAGGGATCTTTTGATGTTGGTGTGATTGAAGCTAATCGGGCATCCAAGGCAAGACAAATCACTGCTGGGGTTGATTCTACTCATGCAAGAAATCAAGGTCGCATTAATATGGCTGAAGCCAGTTCAGTTAGTCAAGGTGCTGGTATACTGAATATGGGTATGGCTGGTGTATCTGGTGGTGCTGAAGGTTACATGATGGGTAAATCAATGTTCAGTGGTAAAACTATGGCTACAAAAACAGGGGTAAAATAATATGCCAAGGTCGGTTAAGAAAGGTTTAAAAGGTCAGAAGAGAATTGTTGATAAAGAAACATTTGACTTTTCTACTCCCTCACGAAGTGTGAATGCAAGACCTGTCGATCCGTATGAACAACAAGCTCCCAGCGCAAAGGCTAAGAATATCATAGATTTTATTGATAACTTTAAGTCAGCTGGGAGATCAGTGACACAGGCTAATGAAGTTTACAAAGCTGATCAAAAGGAGAAAGGTGCTGCTACTAAACGTAGAGGCGAAGAAGCTCCAACAAATTCCCATTGGGCATTCTTAGAAGGATACGAGAACCTTGATGGTGAAGTTGGTACCGGGGGATTTAAAATCCAAGTTGATAAATTAATGTCTGAATCTGCTGATATGCCTGTGGATGAATTTGAAGGTTCACTTGATAAGTTGTTTGTAGACAGTATCAATGGTCGATCTGATAGTTATATCAAGGGATTCTTCCCTAAAGCTAAACACTATATAGAGCAAGCAGAACAGACATACACGAAACAGCAAAAAACTAAATTAGTTAGTGAGCATAGGAGTAAGCTCACATCTAAATTCAGAGATGATTTAAGTATTCTTTATTCAAAAGATAGTGAACTTTCATTCTCAGAAAGAGCAGAGGAGTTACATGCTGCCTTAGTTTCGGAACAGAGCTTTGCTGAAAGGTTTAAGTTAGGTTCAAAGAAAGATGTCAGTGATGTGTTTGTAGATACCCTGATATCCAATGCAACAATTTCTGGCAATACTCCATTACTCGATGCATTCACTATTGAAGATAAGCATGGTATCAGACTCATGGATGTTGAAGATTACTCTGGTAAAATTATCAGAGGAAAAATCGCAGCTGAGAATACCAAAGCAGCAAATGATAATGCTGCCATAGCTGCGGAGAAAGTTGCTCAGAAAAAAATAGCAGATAATGTCCAGAGAGTTATTCATGAATCAATAGCTGATAACAATATGACGAAAGCACGTGCTGAAATATTAGCTTATGAACGATTCATACCTCCAGCTACTTTTGGTAAGATGCTTGCAGAAGTCGATAAAGGAGCTGATGCCTCATCCTTTGGTAAATATACTAATGCTGATGACCATAATTATCTGTTCAATAAAGCTTGCTCAGGTCAACTTACTCCTGAAGATCAGCGTAAGTATCGACTGAAGTTAACCAAAGATGACTATATGAAAATTGGGGAAGTTGATGCTCGTGCAAAAGCCTCTGCTGCCAAGTCTGGATCAACTATACCTAAGTATATGAAAAAAGCTAATGAATATAAAAAGATACTTAGGACTTTGGTTACCGGTGATAAACTGGTTGAACTGTATAAACTTCCTGAAAAGATAAAGATAGCAAAGGCTACTCATTTATGGAACCTTGCAATTCAAGAAGAGTTAATAACAAATGGTGCAAAGAATTTGGACTTCACTTTTTATTACAAGAAGATGACCGATATAGCAAAAATAGTAGTTAGTGGTGATAAAGAGAAACCAGCAACTAAACCTACTGGTGGTCATTTAGGTCATCAGGTAACAGAAGAAAAAGAGGATAAAACTCTACATACCCGTTTCAATAAATAAGGAATTAAACTATGTACATTGCTGAAGAGTACGAACCAATTAAGACAGATCAAGAGAAAGCAAATGAAGTTGGAAAATTGACGGCACCGGCTCAATCAGAAGAAGAGATTGAAGAGAATAAACAGTTTAAACAGACCTCTAATGAAACTGGTGTGACCGGGGAACTACCAGAAGTTAAAGAGTTTTGGACAGTTGATAAGATTGACAAGGCGTATGCTGACGGACGGTTAAGTGGTCAAGCAGCTACTGATCTATTCATTGATGTTCAATTACAAGGTAACATCTATGACATGGATGAAGAGTCAATTGATATAGCCTATGAAACAAATAAAATAAATCAATCACAGTGGGGTAACTGGAAGATGAAAGATCAGATGCCCTTCTGGTTTCAAGCCGCTGACTTTGGTCGTGCTGCTGGAAAAGCTATCGAAGATGAACTTGAATCTAACATTAATGCTGGCTTAGAGCTTATCAATTTAGCCATACCTGAAGGATCTGAGTATGATCCGGTTGAGTTTGATGTGGTTGAAGAACCTCAGACTCTTGCCGGCGGGATAGTGAAAGGTGGACTTCAGTTCGCAATTCCGTTTGTTGCTGCTGGCAAGCTGTTAAAAGCCAGTTCAATTTTAACTAAACTTGGGAAGTCCGAAGCTGTTATTGCTGCTGTTGCCCGGTACCCAAAACTCATGCCTATGCTCCAAGAGTCTGCAAAGTTCATGGCTCAGGGCGCGGTAGCTGATTATGTTGGCTTTGATGCCTACGAAGGTCGACTCAGTGATATGATGGGAGAACACAATCTCCTGCCAGAGTATCTCCACTTTATGAGAACCAATCCGAACAACCCGGCTCCACTTGAAAGACTCAAGACAGCTATGGAAGGTTTAGGTATTGGTATGGGAGTTGATGCTATCCTGATGGCACTCCGTGGAACCAAAGCTGTATTACATCAGAGATGGAATAATAGGCGTGATCGCATTGCTAAGAATATCAAGATGAAACATCCTGAATTAATGGATGAGGTGGACGGTATGAAGCCCAAGGCTAAAAAGGCTGCATCTTCCGAAGGGGGTAACAAGGGTGGAAAAAAGATCGATGAACCTACGCGCTCTGACAAGCCCATTCCTGCGATGAAACTTGGTAGAATCTTCAATAAGGTCGGAGGTACTATTGATCCGGAGTTTTCTGATAATTTCATGGCAAAGATCGAAGATGCCGATGGTGCTGGGGATTTGTTTGCTCATATTATGGATGAAGTTCCATTTGAGAAGCATGTCCAGACACACAAGATGACCGAAGAGATAGCCTTAAAAGATATCTCAAAGTTAGCAAAGAAGTATGGTGGTCAACCAAAGCTCATGGCTAAAGCCCTATTGAATGAATTTGATGGTATCACTGTTGAGAACCTGACCGCTAAGGTTCGGGGTTTTGATATGTTCGCAGTAAAGTATGCCAAAGAAACCAAAGCGTATTGTAAAAAAATTGCAAAGACCGGTACACCTGAAGAGATCCTTAAAGCTAAACAGCATTTAATATGTCTGTCTGAACTTCAAGACAGGCTATACGGCATCAGATCTGAGAGTGGTAGACTACTTAATTCAATGAAGATGACACGGAAAGAATCCCGATTTAAGATTAGTGATCTGAACTTGGAAGAGTCCATGGATGATATTGAGAATATCCGGAAGGTCATTAGAAAGATTGGTAACACTGGTCATGGTGAAGTCATGGAACAAGCACGTTATCTTCATAAAGGCGGCTGGGCTAACTTCTGGTTAACCTATTCGCAGACTTCAAAGCTTTGGGGTTTAGCTACTCATGCCAGAAATAACGTATCGCAGTTAGCTGCTTTAGGAACAAAGTTGACTGCTCGTGGAATTGGTTCAGTAATTCAATCCTTAGTTAAACAGGATGCTCGATATATGAAAGCTTACAAGTCAGAATTAATTGGACTTGGGCATGGCTGGAGTATGGCAATGAAGGGCATGAAAAAGTTATCTCCGACATGGCGTGAAGCTAAAGAACTCGATGTTCCGTTCGCTGTTGCTGTTCGGGAGAATCCGGATATTGGAAACTTCTGGAAAGCTATAATTGGACGTAAGCCGGTGCTCGATGCAAGTTCAAAGATTGATGTTGTTGAAGCCACCATACAAGCTCGATTAGGTGGTCTTGGTACCGTTGCTGATACTTTAATGAAGGTTCCCTTTCATGCACTGGTAGGCGTTGATGAGGCATTTAAGAATGTTGCTTCATACTCTGACTACTTCGGAAAGATCGCAAATGAAGGGTTAGACTTAGGTCATCATGGTAAGAATCTCGATGATTACGTTAAAGATCAGGTCAAGGATGGTAGACCGGATATGCTTAAAGAGAGTCTTGGTGCTGGTCGAGAGGTCACATTCCAAGAAGACCTGGGGGAAACTTCCAGGAGAGCTTTAAACTTTTTGAACAATACCAAGTTAGGTTTAGGTATACGAGCATTATATATCCCTTTTTATAGTATTGCTATCAACTTAGCCAAGTATCCTGTTAAGAATTCTGCTCTTGGAGTCCTTGCAAAAAGTGTCCGAGCAGATCTGGCTCAAGGTGGTGTCAAAGCTTATGAGACTGCAACTAAAATGGCATTCGGTACTGGCATGACTATTTGGGGCTGGGGTCTACATGCTGATAATCGTATAACCGGTACCATTCTCCCGGAAGACAGAGAGATGTATCGATCAGCACAACGTAAAGAGTTCAGTTATAAAGCTGATAATGGGAAGAGCTATTCACTATTGAGTGGCGCGCCTTTTACACTCTGGTTACTGCTTGGTGCCAATATGCATAGAGCATACGATGAATACCAGAATTACAATAATGATCCTGCAATGGACAAGGAAGCTGATACTGTTTTGGCTGCACTGGCTTCAATCCCTGTTGATTATGTGATTGGAAATACTTGGATGCAGGGTGCCAAAGACTTCATGACAATCGTAACAGATCCAAATAAACTTACTGCTAAAGGTCAGAAGATCGTTGGCAGACAGATGGAAGGTCTATTTCCTTTAGGCACTGGTAACCTTTATGATTGGATTAGGAATGAATTTGGCGAAGAGAATTACCTTTATGAGTTGAATACAATAGTTGATGTATTCCGGAAGAAGGTTGCTACATTCGCTAAGACTGATGCAATCATACGTAGGGATGCCCTGTATGGTCATCAACAAAAGAAAACTCAAGATGCCTTAGCTATGATTAGTAAGGGAGGTGAACCTGATCCAGCAGCTGAAGAGTTACTCCGGGTTAAATATAAGTTAACTCCATTTCGTGAATATGTTCAACACAGTGGAGTGCCGGTCAACATTAATCCTAAACAGGTTGATGAGATCGAAGAGATCTATTCTAAACTTACGGATACCGGGGAAGCTGAAGGTAAAACCTTAAAGGAATATCTGAATGATTGGATTAAAACTGATGAATACAAAAAGGAAATTTTAACTGATGCTCACAAGAAGGAAGAGTTGGGTAAAATTATTGCCAAGTATCGTAGAGCTTCTGTTGATACTTTTATTGATAATAATGAAAAGATCAAAGAGATAATTAAACAGAAGAAGAATTTAAAATATTACGGTACGTCCGAAGGTAACGAAGGAGATGCTATGACACAGTTGATAGAGTTAGGAAAGTTGGAATAATGTCATATTATAGTTTCGCAAATTATACGGGAGATGGGGATATGGTTAATTATACTATCCCCTGCCCGTACATATTGGAAAGTCATATTAAAGTTTACGTTCAAGGGATATTGAAAACTGCTGATCTTCATTACACTTTCCTTACCAGTAGTGCAATTCAGTTCAGTACTGCTCCCCTCTTGAATGAACTAATAACAATTAAACGGGAGAGTGGTAGGGATGCCCGATTGGTCGAGTTCACAACTGGTTCAATTTTAAGTGAAGACGATCAGAACATGGACTCTACACAGTTGTTCTATTTAATGCAGGAGGCATTTGATAGCCTTGTCTTAGCTGGAAATGAGGATGGAGCAATCTTTACTTCCCCTGAAGCTATACTGAATGCGTTAACTGCTTCGATAACTTCAAGTGAACTTACTGCTGACCTTATGGCACCAATTGGTTACACTGCTCAAGAATATGTGAACATTGCAATCCATGAGTATGATGAAGATGGCGATGCAGTGTATGAAGACGAAGTATTTCACACAGGTCATTCGAGAATAAAAGTTTCTGAAGAAGCAATAACATTGCTTGTAGAAGACGTTGGCGGTAATGCTGCTTCCCTTATTGTTCAAGCTGAAGCTATAGCAGCAGTGGTAGCAGATGTTGATGGTAATGCTGCTGCCCTTATTATTCAATCTGATGCAATAGATGCAGTGGTATCAGACGTTTCCGGGCATACTTCTTTGTTATCTTTAATGGCAAATGAGTTCTTTGTTAAGCTCGATGATAATGGCAACGTGGCTGGATTCGGAATATATAACGCTGAGGAGACTTCACAGTTCATAGTTAATGTTGATCAGTTCGCTATCATTGCAGCTGATGGTGAAGGTGAGACTTATGTTCCCTTCATAGTTGACACAGAGACAGGATTGGTAGGCATTGATGGTAACTTACTGGTTACTGGATCTATCACTGCTCCTGCTATTGGTGCCGGGATAGTCACTGCAACTCATATTGCTGCTGCCACCATTGCTGCCGGTAATATAGTATTAGGTACAATCACTGCTGCTCAGATAGCTGAAAATACTATCTCAGCAAATCGAATCATTGAGGGTGCAATCACTGGAACGTATATTTCAGAAGATGCTATCTCAACTATGCATGTTGCAGCTAATGCAATAACCGGAACAGAGATTAAAGCTGGTGAAGTCGATACTGATCATTTAGCTGCCTTGAGTGTAGCAACTGCTAAGATTCAAGTTGGTGCGGTGACTGATACGATTATTGCTAATGGTGCAGTAACAACTCAGAAGGTTTATGCTGGTGCTATCACAGCAACACATATTAGTACGAATGAGATTATTGCCAGTGCTGCTAATATTAAAAATGCAGTTATCACTGGGGCAAAGATTGCGAACCTTACAGTTGATACTTTACAGATAAAAGGGAATGCTGTCACGGTTCCTTCAAGTGCATATACAGAAGGATTATTATCAGTTACTACGAGTTCAAATCCCGGCGTTTCTGTACAATCTGTTACTTTAACTGTCAGTGGCGCTAATCCTGTGTATGTTCATGCAAGTTTTAGCATAAAAGGTGGCACTTCACCTTATAAATTGTACAGAGATAGTACTCTTTTATATTCTAATACTTATGATTATTGGGTATATGATGAGGACTATGTTGCTGCACAGATTTCCTTTGGATATACTGATACACCAAATGGGGGTTCAGTGACATATTACTTATATGTTAAGGGTGGTGCTGACGCTTATGCGAAATGCAGAAGCTTATTTGCACTTGAGGTGAAAAAATAATGCCAAAATACATTGTTTATAATAAGTTAACTGGTGAAATATCAAAGACAGGATTCTGTTCTATTAAGGATCTTCACTTACAAGCAGACAATAGTAATGAAGTAGTTATTGAAGGGGAAGCAAATGATATATCACATAAAGTAGTGAACGGTAAAGTTGTATCTAAGTTAACAAGTGAAATCAAAAAGGAGATAAAGCCTCAACCCTTTGATGAAACAGAGGTGAAAATAAGGAAGAAGATGAGGCAACTTCTTAGAGATCAAGCTATTACTGAACTAACAAAGGATGGTGAACTATAATGGAACAGACAATTCAAAACCTTTATACTATTATTGGGAGAAAACAGGTACTAATTGAGGGGTATAAAAATATGCTTAAAGTTCTTCAAGAAAAGAATCAGGAACTTGAAACCAAACTGAAAGAAATAGAAGACAGGGAGTTAACTGCTGATGGCCACACTGGATCTGACTAAAAGAGAAGAGAAGGGTTCCCCGTTAACAATCGTGGAGCATGATGATAATCTAACTGATATTGAAACTCAGGTTAACCTTAACACTGCTGCCATTGGTGATGTCTCAGAAGAAGACGATGATGTACAAACAAGATTAACTGCTGCTGAGGGTGACATTGATGATCTCGAAACTACTGTTGGAACAAATACAGAAGATATCGGAACCAATGAAACTGCTATAGGACTCAACACTGCTCACAGAGGGTTGACAACTGGTAACCCACATGCAGTGACAAAGAGTGAAGTAGGTTTAAATAGTGTTACCAATCATGCTCAACTGAAGATAGCAACTCAGTGGAACGCAGATATCTCTGCTAAGGCTACTCCAGCTGACGCGGATTTAATCCTAAGTGAAGACTCTGCTGCCTCATATGCTAAGAAGAAGACAACTTGGACGCAGCTTAAAGTTTTCTTGAAGACGTATTGGGATACCTTATATCATCCCCTTACTACCGTGGGAATCGCTGATAATAACCTTGTTGAGATGGATGATGAAGATGCTGCTACGACTGACTATTGTAAACTCACAACAAACGGTATTGAGGGTAGAGATGCTTCTCAGGTTAGGTCTGATTTAGGTATAGAAACTGGAGCTACCGCAGACCAGACCGGTGGAGAGATTAAAGCTGCATACGAAGGTGAAGATGATACGAATGCCTTTACTGATGCTGATCACTCTAAACTTGATGCTATCGAAGCTGAAGCCGATGTGACCAATGAAACTAACGTGGCTGGTGCTGGTGCTGTGATGGACTCTGATATTAGTCCGTCTGAAGGTATTCTGAGGAAGACCGGTGCTGGTGCTTACACGGCTCACAAGACAAACTTGAGTGCTGTGGTTAATCCTACTGTTGATAACGATACCGGAGAAGGTTACTCTGCCAGTAGTCTGTGGTTTAATACTGCTGAAGATTCCTTCTTTATTTGTATTGATGCAAGTGAAGGTGCTGCTGTCTGGTCACCTGGAGGTACTACCGGTGGAGATGTTTATGCCGACAATGATATGACTGACAACTGCCTTATCAGAGGTGACGGTGGAGCAAAGAAGATTCAACATTGTGCTACCCTGACGGTATCTGATGAGGGGGAAATGGTTAATACAGGTCAACCTTGTTTTAATGTTAAACCTACTACTAATCAAGAGAATATTACAACAGGTGGTCCTGTAACAGTTGTATTTGGAACAGAATTATTTGATGTCGGTAATAATTTTGCATCAAATATTTTTACTGCCCCAATTAGTGGGAAGTATCAGTTAAATTTTAAACTATGTCTTAGTAATCTGGATACGGCAGGAGGTCATTATCATGCAAAAATACATACGTCTAATCAAACTTACTCATTTTTAATAACACCACAATTTGCTATAGATCCTGCATACTGGACGTTGCTATTTTCTTCATTAGCTAATATGGATCTTAATGATACTGCTTATTGTTCTATTGAACAATGGACGGGAGATGTACAAACTGGTATACTTTCCACACATACAGATTTTACAGGAGTATTAATATGTTAACAAAAGGAGAAAACAAATAATGAAAACAATTCAAGTACAGATTGAAGATCTCGAATATGATATCTTAGAGTCATGGTTAGGTGTAGGAGAAGTAGAGGGATGGTTGCAACATGCCATTGATAACAAGTGTCGACAAAGAGTTGATGCCTCTGTACTACAACATACTGATCGGAATCCTAAGAAAATAGATCGTATATCCAAACTTAACCTACTCAAAGATGTTCAACTTCCGAGTAGAGTAGAACGTGATGAATAATGATGACCGGGAACGATTAGTCAGACTTGAGACAGGAGTACTCTACTTAGTAAAGAAAGTAGACATCCTGTCTCTTGATCATGACGATGTTGTATCCTTGAAGCAAACTCAAAAGAACATAAGGCGTGGAGTATGGGCTACTGTAGTTGGCTGTATTTCCACAGGAATAACCTACTTGATAAGAGGTTCATAATGGAACAAGAAGATAAAGATATGGATACCGTTGCTGCGGAAATAGTATCTCTCACAGAGAACGCTGGAAGGAAACTTCAGTTAGCTCTGGTCAACGCTTTATATAAGCAGATCACCACTGATCCTACTGGTGTACCAGCGTCTACTCTGGCAGTAGCAGAACGTATGCTTGCCCGGTGGAACCTTGGATTAGTAGAACTTCCTGAAGAAGAAGCAATGACCGAAGAAGAGAAGTTGATGGTCAAACAGTTCGAGGAACTGAATATGGGTATGGACTCAGAGTTATTTGAAACGGAGCATTAAGGAGGACTTATGAGTAAATATAAGGATTTGCAGGACATGACGTTTGGTAGACTGACTGTTCTGCAAAAGCTTAGTTCTAATAAACACGGTAAATTACAATGGTTATGCTGTCGTTGCCCAGCTTCATGGTCTATTGAAAAGTCATTAACTACACTTGTGAAAAAACATGCAAAGCTTTAAAGATCGATGTAAAACTCATTTTGATATGTTCATGGGTGTTTGCTGGAAACATCTTAACCTACCAAGTCCAACTAAAAGACAAATTGAAATAGCACAATATCTTCAATTTGGTTCTAAGCGCGATATGATACAGGGGTTTCGCGGAATTGGCAAATCGTGGTTAACGAGTGCTTTTGTTTGTTGGTTATTATTTAATGATCCGCAGTTAAAAATCCTTGTTGTATCAGCATCTAAGGGGAGGTCTGATGCATTTTCGACTTTCACTTTGAAGCTTATCAAAGAGATGCCAATGTTGAAACACCTTACTCCAAGACATGACCAGAGAGAATCTACCGTACTATTTGATGTGGCACCAGCAAGGAATGCCCATGCTCCTTCTGTGCTTGCTGCTGGTATCTCCGGACAGATTACGGGTACAAGAGCAGATATCATCATTGCAGACGATATTGAGATTCCTAACAACTCTGCAACTGATACCATGCGTGAACAGCTGGTAGATCGCGTTGGCGAATTTAATGACATTTTAGTTCCAGAAAAGGAACCCCGTATTATCTTCCTGGGGACTTGTCAAACAGAAGAGTCAATCTATAATAAACTAAGATTACGAGGATATTGTTGTAGAATATGGCCAGCAAGATATCCAAATAGAAAACAAATCTTAGGTTACCAAGGTGCACTGGCTCCAAGCATACTCCGTGAACTTGAAGCTAACCCGGAGTTAGAAGGGCAACCTACCGATCCTCAGAGATTTGATGATGCCGATCTTACAGAACGAGAGGTCTCTAAGGGTAGATCATCCTTCGCCTTACAATTCATGTTAGACTGTACGTTGTCAGATGCCAACAAGTATCCTCTGAAGACCGGCGACCTGATCTGCATGGATCTTAATCCAGAAAAGGCACCCAGCTTTATCCAGTATGGCTCGGATAAGGATCAGATCCTTAAGGATTTAAAGAACGTGGGCTTTGCCGGTGACCGTTGGCATAGACCAATGATGTACGATAAAGACAAGTGGACTAAGTATGAAGGTATTGTAATGGCTATCGATCCATCTGGTCGTGGTGAAATCTGCGCCTCTACCAGAATAATATAAGAAATTCATTTAATTGCTGGGACATCTCCTTAGAGACAATCAGCAGCCAAACTCTTAATTGAGAAGGTTCAGAGACTATTAGTACACTCAAAGGTTGAGTGGAAAAGGTGAACATTAAGAAGATATAGTCCGAACTCTATGGTGACATAGAGAGATGATGTAACGAATCATCGTAACACTTAAAATAGAAAGGAATTAACTAATGACTAAATTTAGACAGAAAACAAGACTTTACAAAGTTTATCATATTCACATGATTAATAATTATAATCTATCTGAGGGGTATATTGGAATAACAAGAAGATCACTCAATATGCGTTTAGGTCAACACTTAAATAGTAAAAGACCTGTTGGTAATTATCTCCGGGCTATAGATAAATCCTTAATAACTATCGATGAGCTTAGTAGGTTATGCAAAGAAGAAGCTCTGAATATGGAATTTAAGTTACGACCAAAAAGATTTATAGGTTGGAATGAAATGGCTGGTGGTAATAGATCAACAGTTAAGTGCCCAACATGTGGTAAACTACTACCTAAACGTAGGTCTGGAACTTATTGCGAAGATTGCAATAATTGTAAATTTCCTAAAGGCCATATTCCTCATAACTATGGTCAAGGTGAGAAATATAAGTTAACTGATCCTAACGGGAAGGTTTACTATCCAGAGGTCTTTACAATATTTTGTAGAGATCATAATCTTACACCACAAAATTTACGAAAAGTATCCAAAGGTAAACGTAAACATCATAAAGATTGGTCAGCTATCCGGCTGTAATTGGCAGATGAAACCGGATATGCTGTCGTTGCTCAGCTTCATGGTAAGCTTTTCGTGTTAGCTATTGGTGGACTTAAAGGTGGCTACTCAGATGAGACATTGGAACAACTGGCTCACATTGCCAAGCATAATAAGGTTAGACAGATTATCATTGAGTCTAACTTTGGTGACGGCATGTATACCAAATTGTTATCTCCGGTGATGGCTAAGATCTATCCATGCTCTATGGAGGAGGTCACACACTCCACTCAGAAAGAGAAGAGGATAATTGATACCCTTGAACCTGTAATGAATCAACATAGACTTGTGATTAACCTGTCAGAGATTGATAAGGATATTGCATTCCTTATGGAGAACCCTGAGAGGAACCAGCGGTACTCATTCTGTCATCAGCTTACCCGGTTAACGAAAGACCGTGGTGCATTGAAACATGATGATAGACTTGAATCCCTCTCCATTGCAGTGGATTACTATGTTGAGTCCATGGATCGAGATGAACAGAAAGCTCATGATGAGCATAGTGATAAGCTGTTACAGGCTGAAATTAAAAAGCATTTGGACTGTTGCCTTGGTCATAAATCTAATATGTTCGATCAGGGATTTCTAAGTAAGCGTTTTAATAGGTAAATTTACTACACCTCTCTTAAGAGGAAACTTGAAAGACTTAGCCTTATAGTTAACTTAAGCTCAAGGTATAGTTAACTTAAAGATAACATAGGGTTAGCACCTAATGATTAATGATATTGATATAACCAATAATAGATAACTATAAGTTAAGACAGAGGGAGGTGATAGTTAACT